GGCAAAGGCGCTGTATAAGCGCTGCCCGCGCCTGCTGAAGGAGAAGGTCAAGGCGCTGCTCATCAAGAGCGGCTTTGAGGAGATCGTACAGGAGGAGTAAGCGATGGAAAAACTTTTGGAATTTCTGGCGTGGCTGGTGAAGGTGCTTTTCGGCGGGGACAGCGAAAGTCCTGCGCCGGAAACACCCAGAGAGACTCCCGTTGAGGAGACCGTCACCGGCTGGGAGGGCGACCCGCCCTACCGCTACATCGACGTAAGCCGGTATCAGGGCAACATTACACTGGAGGGCTGGAAGAAGGTCAAGGCCGCTGGCTATCAGGGCGTCATGCTCAAGACCGTCAGCACAAACCGCAGGCTCTCCAAGCGAGCGGACGGCCTGTACATCGACCCGACCTTTGAGGCGAACTATCGCAACGCAAAGGCGGCAGGTCTGGCGGTGGGTGTGTATTACTACACCTACGCCACCAGCAAGGCAATGGCCGATGCAGAACTTTCCCTGCTGGCTGACGCCCTGCGTGGCAAGACGCTGGAAATGCCTGTGGCAGTGGACGTGGAGGACAACAAATTCAGGGTTCTTGGCAAGCAGGCGCTGACCGACCTGACAGCCTACGCCCTGAAAAAGGTGGAAAGCATGGGCTTTTATGCCCAGCTCTATACCTACACCAGCTTTGCTAAGACACGCCTGTATATGGGCGGTGCTGCCCTCAGCCCCTACGACGTCTGGCTGGCCGACTACACAGGAAAGACACCTGCCGTGACCTTTGCCTACAACACCCACCAGCACACCAGTAAGGGCAGCGTGCCTGGCATTTCCGGCGACGTTGACCTCAACGTCACCACCCTCAACTACCCCCGTATCATCCGCAAGAAGGGCCTGACCCGTCTCCGGGAGGGCAAATGACCGAAAAAGAAGCTCTCCTGTGGGTGCTGGGCGTCCTGGGCAGCCTGTGCGCTGCCACCATCACTATCGACAAGGTGCTGGAAATTATCCACAAGTACATCAAAAAGGCGCAGGAGCCCGACGATGCGCAGAACAAGCGGCTTGACGAGATGGACAAGCGCTTGCAAACGCTAGAAACGGGCTATGCGCAACATTCTTTGGCGCTTGGACGCGATTTGTCCCGCTTCGGGGAAATCGACGAAGTAAACCGCCTGACGCTTGAAGCCGTTCGTGCCCTGCTGGAAGCACAGCTGACCGGAAACAACGTGCCCGCTATGCAAGCCAGCAAGGAAAAAATCGATAATTACCTCATGGAAGGAGTAACGAAACATGGAAGCAATGCTTAACTTTATCCCCACCCCCGTCGCCCTGGTTCTGATGGCCCTGGGCTTTATCTCTCTGGCCGTAGGTGCCATTCGTCTGGGCTATAAGCAGTACGTCAAGCAGTGGGCACTGGAACTGGTGACCCTGGCAGAAAACAGCATCATGGGCAGCGGCCAGGGAGCCAAGAAAAAGGCACAGGTCTTTGCCGCACTGCGCGGCGCACTGCCGGACTGGCTGAAGCCTTTTATCACCGATGAAGTGCTGGATAGCGTGATTGAAAAGGCTGTTAGCATGATGAAAAAGGCACTGGCAGAAAAGAAGCCTACCATCAACAAGGAGTAATTTATGATCGAGCAAAGCGTATCTCTCGCATCCAATGGCGTCGTCAAAGTGCCGGGCTATGAGCAGCTGGTGCGCTTTGGCTACACCAAGAATCGGGGCGTGTACCGCCTGCACGTCGATGCAACCGGCGAGTGGGACGGCCTGACCATCCGGGTTTTCTGGCACGTCCCGGACGGCAAAGACCCGGCATCCTCGCTGGTGGTGGACGGCTATGTGGCCGTGCCCGCCAGCGTGACCGCACAGCCCGGCAATGGCTGCATTACCTTTGAGGGCAGCGACGGCACCAAGACTGTGACCAGCGCAGACCTGCGGTATCGTGTCAGCGCCAACAGCGGCACGGAGGACGGCACCACGCCGGAACCGGGCACCCCTGCATGGCAGCAGCTGGTGGATGCCGTGCACACCGATGCCGCCGCCGCAGAGCAAGCCAAGACCGATGCACAGACCGCCGCCAGTGAAGCCGCCGCCAGTGCGGGCAATGCGGACAAAAGCGCGCAGGAAGCTGCTGGCAGTCTGCGGGAGCTGAAGGACGGCATTGCAAACGGAAACTTCAAAGGCGAGAAAGGCGACAAGGGCGACACTGGCCCCATCGGCCCGGTCGGCCCGCAGGGTGAGACAGGCCCTCAAGGCCCCACAGGCGCTACCGGAGCCATTGGTCCGCAGGGTGAAACTGGGCCGCAAGGCAAGCAGGGCCCGCAAGGCATTCAAGGCGAGCGTGGCCCGCAGGGTGCACAGGGGCCGCAGGGCGAAAAAGGTGATACCGGACCGCAAGGCCCTAAAGGCGACCCCGGCCCTGCCGTTGCACTGGACACCACCCTCACCCACGAGGGCGAAGCCGCTGACGCAAAAGCCACAGGTGACGCTATCAGCGCAGTAAAGGCGCGGCAGAACATCCTTGTCGGCAGTGAGACAGGCAACCCTATCGCCGTTGACGACGCTTTCCCTGCACCCCTGTGCGGCCTGACTGTGTACGGTCGGAGCACGCAGGACGGCACACCCACGCCGGATGCACCTGTGCCTATCGTGAGCGCTGGCGACGGCGGGAGCGTGGCGGTGAAGGTGACAGGGAAGAATCGTATGCCGCCCAACCTGAAAAATGGTAACTTTGTCGAGTGCTTTGTCAAGAAAAACACACCGATAACTTTAGTATTCAAAGGCGATTTAGTTTCGCAAGGCGGAAACATCTTATTCTTTGACGAGGACAACAACCAAAACTGGTTTGGTATTGACAAGGGTAAGGCTGAACACCATATAAAGTATCCAGTGGACTTAACGAAGTTCCAGTATCTGTTAGCCGATATGGCCAGTGAAAACGTGTGCCTGACATGGAACGCATCATCTCCCGATTATGAACCCTACCGTGAACAGCTCCTCACCCTTCCCACTCCCACCGGATTACCCGGCATCCCTGTCACCTCTGGCGGCAACTACACTGACAGCACAGGCCAGCAGTGGGTGTGCGACGAGGTGGACTTGGAAAGGGGTGTAAAGGTGCAGAGGATTGATAAGGGTGCTTTCGATGCCACCAAAACGCTGGCTGAGCAGAACGCAATACTCGCCACCCCCATCGAAACCCCGCTCACCTCTGCCGAAATCGCCGCCTACAAAGCCCTCACCGCTTACGGCCCTGACACGGTGGTGCAGGCGGGTGACGGTGCTGGGGTCAAGCTGGAGTATCAGAGGGACGTGAACATTGCAATCAAAAACTGGAGGACGCAGTAGCGTCCATGACATAAGGAGGTACACATGGCACTCAAAAGTAAAGCCCGGCATGACCTGACCCTGCGCTCCATCAAGCGAGAGATTGCCGCAGGACGCGACGTGGCATACTGGCTGGACAAAGCGTACACCCATCTGGACAGCGGCCTGCTGACGGAGGACGACATCGCAGAGGTGGAAGCCCTTGCACAGGCGTACTACGATGCGCTGGATGCTGAGGACAAGGCGAGCGCTGAGGAAATCACACTGTAAGGAGGATAACATGGCAAGCACTACATACGAGCATTTTGTTGACACCAACAAAATGTACGCCGCACAAGAGCAATTTCGGCACATCACGAAAATGGTGACAAAATGTCACCGGTTCGCCGTGCTTGTCGATATGGTGCGCAACGCGGGACAGCTGCCGCAGCCTTTTTGGCTCGGTGCTGCCTGTGGCGGCGGCTCGTGTAGTGCTGCCCGCTGCACTGCAAGGACTTGACCGACAGCAGATGACCGCCGCCATCAAAAACGCACCGCTTGGGAGGGTAGACCGTAAGATAGCCTTACTGCGGTACGTTGAGCGGCTCCCGCTGCCGGACATTGCAGCACAGACGCATTACAGCCGGACGGCGATAGGCTACCGGCTGAAAGGCATTGATAAAATGCTGGATGTGTGATACACTAATTTGTCTAGGGATTAATCGGAGTTTTTGCTCTGGTTATCCAAAAGCGGCAGGCTTTCGGGTCTGCCGCTTTTCTTTTTGCACGAATTGTGGTATAATAATACCAACGAAATCTGCCCAGCCTCTCGAAGAAGCGCATTAGGGTGGATATTTGTCAGCTAGCCCAGTGCTTTATCTGGGAATGAAAAAAGCGGTTGCCAGATAGGCGCCGATCAGTCTCCCGCCCGCCTACTTGCAGTGCGTACCATGCGGGAGACGCAGAAAGCCCCCGGTGTTCCGTTTGGAGCATCGGGGACTTTTTTACTTTTTCTTCAATTCCTCAAGCCTGCTGGAAAGTTCTTCTTCCCATCCTTCATGTTCTTTGAGGTACGGGGCGTAAATTATGCTCTCGGCTTCCTTTCGAGCCGCAACGGCTTCCTCGACCGTGTTATAGCTGCCGAGATGGTACTGCTTCCGCCGAAAATTGATATATGCACGCCATCGGCCGTGGCAGTCTTTACACACACCGTTTGCGCCAGAAGTGGAATTTTTATTGATATGGCCTCCGACCGCCCTTGTGCAAATCGACACAAGGGAAGAACCATCTGCGTAAACTGTACTGTGAATTGCCCCGTTTTTTTCTCCGATGTCCCTGTTGCAATCTGCGCAATGCTGGATTCGAGAAAGCCTTGTGATCTTTACGGTGGTTTCCTTCCCACATTTCGGGCAAATCGCACGGCACAGAAAACAGCCTGACCTCTTTTCAGGCAAAACTTCCAATACTTTCCATCCGTTAATGATCTGTTTTTCTTTTTTCTTCGCCTTTCGTAAAGCAGTCTCCGTCATGGCTGGCTTTTGCCCTCGATTCGCGCAAGACAGACAGCTGCGGCTTTTGCCAAGACGCAGGGAGCTGTCATACACGTCTTTTACCACTCCGCACTCACACTGGCATGTGTAGTAGTGCGGCTTTTCAGACGGCGCAAGTACCGTCCACTTTCCAAAGTGCTTTCCAGTCAAATCTTCTGCCATAACATTTTCCTCAGATCAATCCGTAGTGCTCTGCCAACAAAAAGCGGAGATACACAGGGCACGCCCGCTTCTCGCCGCACCAGTCCTGCACAGTGCGAAGCGGGATGCCCACCTGCTTTGCAAAAGCGGTCTGACTGTGTCCGGAGGCCTTGACCATTTCCCGCACGTTCATGCGGGAAACGTCCCAGAGATGGGACAAGCGGACGGTCTCGGCGTCCAGATCAAGGTGCCCTTCAAAATCGTCCGAGATGCTGAGGGTGACGTTACCGAGAAAAACTTCTTTCGGCTGCTTGGCAGCCATGCCAAAAAGTTCTGCATTGCTGTACATGGTTGACTTCCTTTCTTTCAGATGGTAATATATTCGTGTACCTCCATGGTACGTCTTTCACAAAAGCCCCGTCAAGTGCAGCGAACACCTGACGGGGCTTTTTTATTTAGCACATTTGACCGAGGAGCTTAATTTCAAAGTCATCCGGGGTCATGCTGTTGCAGTATTCAAACGCAAGATGGTTGCGTAGAAACTGCTCTGCCTGCTCGGCATTTGCGCCTACCTGACGGTGCTCCTCGCTTGCAAACTTTTTGCAGGACACGCTGAAAGCAAAAACGTGGTCATTATTTTCAGGATCCTTGAACGCTTTTTCTGCGATTGCAGCATCGCTTTCGTCAAAAAGACTAAACGCGGTAAGCGTGTCCTTCACCTCGTTATACGCGATCATGCGGCGGGCTATCAGGCTTTGTGCTTTCTTGACACGCTCCGGGTCATCGCTTTTCAGCATATCAGAGTAGTGGTCAGCCAGTTTGTTCTCCAGATATTCAAAAACTGCCTCCATGCGTTCAACTTCAAACTTCGTCATGATAAAAACCTCCATGTTGTTGTGTGTTGGTGTCTTTCACTGTCTTTATTATACACGCGTTGCGTGCAATTGTCAAGACTTTTTTGAAAATTTTATACGCTTTGCGTGCAAATACTTGAGCGCTCATACAGCCCTGTGCTGTGTGGGTGCTTTTTTATTTGTCCTTCGTTGCGCGTTCGTTGTCTCTCCCGGCGGTTTAAAAAAGTACACTGGGCGCAAAGGGAGGGGGTGCCATGTGGCACAGGTTTAACCCAAACCCGCGCGGGAGCAGCGTCGGGGACTGCGCAGTGCGAGCGGTAGCTGCGGCCACCGGTCAGAGCTGGGAGCAGGCGTATATTGCGCTGGCGCTCACCGGTTACGCCCTCGGCGATATGCCCAGCGCCAACCGCACATGGGGCGCATACCTCCAAAAACGCGGGTTCAAGCGCCGTTTTGTGGAGGCGGACTGCACCACCTGTTACACCGTGGCAGATTTTGCCCGGGAGTACCCGCGTGGCGTGTACGTGCTTGGCTGCTCCGGCCACGTTCTGACCGTGATCGACGGTGCGTGGTGGGACAGTTGGGACAGCGGCGCAGAATGCCCGATCTACTACTGGTATAAGGAGGAGTAAACGATGCCTTACAATCCGTATGCGTATCAGATGCCGACATACTACGGCCAGCCAATGCCAGACAACCTCACTCAACTCAGGCAGGGAGTGGGCTATCAGTCTCCCATGATGCAGCAGCCGACAGCACAGACAGCACAGGCTACGCCATCCATCATCTGGGTGCAGGGAGAAGAGGGCGCAAAAGCCTATATGGTCGCTGCAGGCAACAGCGTACTGCTGATGGACAGCGAAAACAGCGCTTTTTACATCAAGAGCACCGACGCCAGCGGGATGCCGCTGCCTCTCCGCGTCTTTGACTACAAGGAACGCACCACGGCGACAAAAATGCCCCCTCAGACGGCGCAGCAGCCCGGCGGGGAGTTTGTCACCCGAGCAGAGTTTGACGCTCTGGCAGCCCGCTGTGCGGCGCTCGAGAAGCAAGAGCCTGCAAAACCTGAAACGGAGGTCAAATAAGTATGGCAAACCCTCTTTTTAACGCACTGGGCGGCGGTATGCCTGCCATGTCCGGCCCTATGGGCCAGTTCGGACAGATGATGCAGCAGTTTCAGCAGTTCAAGGCCAGCTTTCAGGGCGACCCGAAAGCAGAGGTGCAAAAGCTGCTGCAATCCGGCAAAATGTCACAAAACCAGCTGAACCAGCTGCAGGCGATGGCGCAGCAGTTTCAGCAGTTCCTCCATTAAGTCGTAACCGTGGCCACGGTTCAAGCATAAAAATCATTCAAAACACACGAAAGGAGTACAAAAATGTCTCTTTCTTCCGATTCTGCGGTTCTGACCATGCCTGTTCAGCCCGCAAACGCCAACGGCGGCAACGGCTTTGGCTTTGGCAATGATGGCGCATGGTGGATCATCATCCTGTTCCTGTTCGCCTTCTGCGGCGGCTGGGGCGGCAACTGGGGCGGCAATGGCAACACCGGTGCCAGTGTCGTTGACGGCTACGTTCTGACCTCCGATTTTGCCAACATCGAGCGCAAGATGGATGGTATCAACAACGGCATGTGTGATGGCTTCTACCAGCAGGCGCAGCTTGTCAACGGCGTGCAGCAGACCGTGAACAACGGCTTTATGTCCGCAGAGATCAGCCGCGCAAACCAGCAGGCGTCGTTCATGCAGCAGCTGTTTGCCATGCAGATGCAGCAGCAGGAGTGCTGCTGCGAGAACCGCTCTGCCATTCAGGGCGTCAACTACAATTTGGCCACCCAGTCCTGCGAGACCCGGAACACGGTGCAGAACACCACCCGGGACATCATCGACAACCAGAACCAGAACGCCCGCGCCATCCTTGACGCCCTGACCGCACAGCGCATCGAGGCAAAGGACGCAAAGATTGCCGAGCAGGGTCAGCAGCTGTTCGCAGCACAGCTTGCTGCATCTCAGGCAGCCCAGAACGAAACGCTCAAGGCCTACATGAGCGGTCAGCTGGCCTACTACAACCCCCGCCCTGTGCCCGCTTTCCCGGTACCTGCACCCTACCAGTACGGTAACTGCGGCACCGGCTGCGGCTGCAACGGTTGCGCCTAATCGAATAACGGCAACTTTCGAGGATTTCTCGAATGTTCAGCCCCTGAGCTGATTTTGCAAACCAGAGCGCCGGGGCAAAAGTCCCGGCGTTTTTCTATGAAAGGAGCCGATAAAATGGCTGAATTTTCTAATTCTAACATCGTCATCGTGGCGGCGGGTGAAAACCTTCCCCTTACCGAGACCGCGGTGAACGCGCCTGCGTGCATTGTGCATCGTGAGGGCAGCGGCCTTGTGACCATGCGGGGTCTGACCAATCAGTGCAAAGCGCGCTTCAAGGTAAGTTTTGGCGGCAATATCGCCGTTCCCACCGGCGGCACTGTGGGACCCATTTCCGTGGCGCTGGCTGCCGGCGGTGAACCGCTGACCAGTGCGACCGCCATTGTCACCCCGGCGGCAGTCGAAAATTACTTCAACGTTTTCGTGGCCGCTTTCATCGAGGTGCCGCGCGGCTGCTGCGTGACCGTGGCGGTTAAAAACACCAGCACCCAGCCGATCAGCATCGCAAGCAGCAATCTGATCGTTGAGCGGGTAGCATAAGAAAGGAGATAAAGCCATGCTGGATAAATTGAATCATCTGAAGGACGAGATGTGCGACGAGCTTATGGAGCTGACCGACAAAAAGAACCGGTCCCCTGGCGATGTTGAGATGATCGGCGAGATCGTGGACATCATTCTGGACATCCACCGCATCGAGGATTACTGCGAGGGCGGCGAGTACAGCCGTGCGGGCGAGTGGGAAGCTGACATGCGCGGGACCTTCGGCCATGATGCCGGAAGTGGTTACAACCGGGGCAACAGCTACGCCAACCGAAGCCGTCACTATGTGCGCGGGCACTACTCCCGCACGGATGGCCGTGAGCGCATGATCTCCGACATTGAGGACATGATGCAGGAGGCCACCGGCGCGGAGCGCGACGCATACAAGCGGGCAGCCGACATTCTGCGGAACGCATAAGGAAGAGGGTGGCAGGCATGGACATTGACGAGATCAACGAGCATATCCGCAAGCTCAAGTGCGAGGAAACCAGTTGGCAGAGCGTCAACAAGCTTGCTGCCCTTTGCACTGTGCGAGATGAGCTAGAAGAAAAACAGGATTCAGCGTCCCATATTGAGGCCATGCCAGAGCCGATGCTCCAGGCATACTCTACATCCGGGCCGCCTCAAAGCGAGTTTGTGGAAGCTGCAAGCGCCGCCCCTTTTGGCGCACTGATGGATATTCTGGACGAGCATATGAGCGCCATTAAGCTTGTGTATCCCAAGGAATATGAGCTTGTGATGCGAAAAATAAGGACAATTTGATTGCATCATTGCAATATTTTTGCAAATGTGATAGACTAACCAAAACTCAAGTTCAAACTTCATAAGCTAACAATAAGCAAACAAATCTAATCATTATAACGATATACCGCAAAATATATTTGATTTGTAATCAGTGGGTTGCAGGTTCAACTCCTGTCACCAGCTCCAAAAATAAACGCACGAACGATAAAAACGAATCGTCCGTGCGTTTTTCTTTTTGCTTGAAACGCCTTGAAATCTCCTGAATGAACGTGATAATCTAACAAACAATCCAACAAATCAGTACTTCATCTTCTGCATTTCCCGCAACAGATAAGCCGGGTCGTTGTGGGACACGTACTTGTTTGCCGTGGTGGAGAAATTTTTGTGCCCAAGAATGGCCTGCACCGCGGTCTTTTCCAGGCCGCACTCCACCATCTTACTACTGGCCGTGTGGCGCAGGGTGTGTGGATGCACGCCTTCTATATGGCATTCCTGCATCAACGCACGGAACTTCGTAGCCACGTTGCGCTTGTCCAGCTTTGTGCCGGTCTTGGATGGAATCAGCCACTCACAGCCGCTATCAAGCATCCAAAAGGCAATGATCTTGTAAATGGGCTCAAGGATGGGAATAATGCGGTTCTTGCCCGCTTCTGTCTTTTCACCGCCCTGCATGTACCGCTCTTTCAGGTGCACATCCTCGCAGCGCATGGAAAGCAGCTCGTCGATGCGCATGCCGGTATAAAGAAGCACCATTGTGATTTGCGCCGTCTGCCCAAATTTCGGGTCATTCTGTCGGATGCTGATCTGCTCGATCTCTTGGGCGGTCAGGGTACGCTCTGCCTTGCCTGTAGCCGCCGGGAGCTGCAGCAGCATGGCGTAATTTTTGTTTATGATGTCCTGAGCCATTGCCCACTCGCATATCTGGCTGAAAAGCGTGCGCTGCTTTTCGCAGGAGCTGCGGGAAAGTCCCTTTTCCACCATTGCGTCAATGACCTGTTGATAATCTGCGGCTTTCAGCTCTCGCAGCTGCTTGTCGTAAAGGGGGGCGGCTTTTGCATAGGCCAGCTCGTACCCCTTTTGCATGTCCGTGCTGAGCTTGTCAAATTTGGGCTGCGATTTCCATTGGACATAGGCATCCGCAAAGGTGCACTTCAGACGCGCTGCTGGCGTGTTCTGAGCGTTGTAAGCGTCCAACGCTTGTACGGCTTCGCCTGCTGTTTCAAACGTCCCCAGAACGTCCCTTTGGGCTGTAAGAGCCACATACGGTCTAGCCCGCGCTCCACTCAGTTTATACACGCTGCCGCTGCCCTTGGGACGGCGGCGCTTTTTTCTTTGCTGCGGGGCGGCTTCCGGCTGCTTCTTCCCGCACCACGGACAAAAAGAAGCACCATCCGGGATCTCTTTCCGGCAGCATGGTCTCACGCATTTCATGGCTTACTCCTTTTTCTGCCCGATATATCCGAAGGCACCATTTTCGGCAGCGGCCCTTCCGGCCCTGTAGTTGATCTTCAGGTCGTCAATGGGAGGATGCGGAGCGTCTGGGCATGGGTCAAGGCCCGCGATCTGCGCATAGGTATACTGGTCTATGATGGTTCCGCACACGCTGACCCTGTTGTTCAGGGGACAGTGGAGGTTTGCCGCCATCTCCGATATGACAGCAGGCGGACTGCTGCCGTGCCGACCCTTCAGAATAAAAAGCAGCAGCCTTTTCGTCAGCGGTGGCAGGTTTACCACGAGACGGCGCAACTCCGCGTTTAGCTCCTCGTCGGCCTTTCCGTCATCCGGCACTTTGTACAGATCCGGGTGGAGCATCTCCATGAAAATCGCGATGGGTGACACCCCGCACGCCGTGCACCAGTCCATGATCTCGTCACTGTCCGGGCTGGTGCATCCTTTTTCCCAGCTCTGCACGGTGCGCTCTCCTTTTTCGATGCGCCTTGCGATCTCCGCTTGGCTCAGGCCAGCAGACACCCGTGCTTTTGCAAGTGCTTTCCCGATTTGGCTCGCCGTAAAATAACTCATACTTTCACCCCCATAAAACCAGTGTGTTTTTAACAAAAAATGGCGCAGAAAAAGTCTGCGCCATTCGACAAATTTTATCCGTATTTTGTTTTCCAACGACGCATGGTAAAATCTGGATTATAAATCGTAGATGTGCACAAAAGAAAGGAGAAAACAAAATGGATTTTGAGCAAAGAAACGGCAAAGAAACTGAAATGACCATCATCGACGGAATGCCCGCCAGCATCCTGACTGGAACCGACCACACCCCTGCGCCCTGGGAGGAATGAGTTATGAAAAATCTGTCACACTTTCGCACCCATGCCCGTGCCCTGCTGGCCTGCTATTTGGATATGACCCCGGAGCAGCAGCGCCTTGCTCGCGCTTACATTCAAGATAAGGCCCTGCCGGAGGTGCAAGCCCTTCGTAACGCCGCCGGTGAGCCAGGCGGGGCTGTAGCCGCTGACCTGTTGCAAAATTTGCAACAGCCTTGCAACCGCGAATAAGCTGAAATGTCAGCGCAAATCCACAATATGGTTGTGAACAAGTTTACAGGCCAAGCAGCTGAGATTTCTTTGTGTTGTACTCCGCTTCCGTAATGGCCCCCATATCCAGTAGCCGCTTAAACTTCAAAAGCTCATCAGCGGCGCTGGGGGCAGCCGGAGCGCTGCCCCGAGGATGTTCTGGAGAGCCTTTGCAACTCTTGAGAAACGCGGTCATTCCGCCTGGATAAACCGTTGTCGGCAGACTGGTTTCTCCAAGAGGGAGCGTAAAACGGATGGAAACGTTTTCTTTGCTGCGGCTGCCTTTGCGGGTCTCTGTTTTGGCGGTAGCAGCGCCCACGATCGCACCCACAGGACCGGCAACGGCTGCACCGATCACGGCACGGCCAATACCGCCTTTGGTCTCTGTCACCGTCAGATCGTCAGGTGCGTCAGATTCATAACCGGCGACTTCATCAAAGCTGTAGATCATGCGATGGCCTTTATCACCACCGCGGTGTCCAATGCAAAACAGCCGGTTTGACTTGTCGATGGACACAAAAAGCGCATCTCCATCATAGATGGAATCGGTCTCCTTGAACGCCTTGCGGCGGCCTTCCAACGTAGCCCAGTAATCAGCAAGGGCGGCTGTCGGTTGCTTTGCTGCTCGGATGCCCAATTTTGAAAAGAAAAAGTTGCTGCAGCTGGCGCAAATCAAGCCGTCAGCGCTTTTCTCACGGTTCAGAAGGCCCAGCTTGCCGCCGCAGACAGGACAGGCATTTGCCATAATAAGCACCTCACATAAACAAAAATAGGCAGCCAACTAGCTGCCGAAAAGCTAAATTATCAAGGAAAATGCCAAAGGAGGAAAATAAAGTGCAAGAAAATAGCACAAAATTGATGAAAGAAACCACAGAATGTGTTATACTTGAGAAAATCAAGATTGCACTTTCCCTTGGTATCGACGTGGATAAACTCTTAAAGGAGGCAACGCAAAATGTCGAATAATGTGCTTCTTTTCATCATCGCCGTGTTTGTTATCGCAATGTTTGCGATTCTCGCTTACGAGTTCCTTCATCTCAATGACTTTGCGATTTTTCAGCCTAAGCCCAAACAGAATCCAGATCAAAAGTGCGTCGGCATCCCTTTAGAGTACCTTAAAACAGAAGTTACTTATAAAGGCGTTACCCTTGCAGACCTTATGGAGCTGTGCCCTGATACGCATTTCCATATCAAAGACGGTCTTGGCGGATACCTTTCCATTACACTAGGCAGCAAAGAAGCAAGAGCACCGCGCAAATACAGATCTGTATACGTTACCAGCCTCGACCCTTGCTCCTATGAGCTGGAAGTTTCAGACTCTTCGCTCCTTTGAGCCACCAAAAGCGTCAATAACGTACTCACAACAGCAGAGATCACCGCGATGGCAGCGCTTTGAAAGAACTGCCTGCGGCTGATTCTCTGCTTTCTTTGTTGGTCAACAAAATAAGTTTTTCCTTTATCCGTCAGCCTAACAACAGCGGGATTGTTTTCTCCTATGCGAACGCTTGGTTCAATACCTTCTACTTTTACATATCCATCAGCACGAAGAATCGACAAAACCGAGTCAACATTTTCTTCTCCTACGACCCGATTTAAGTACGCCTTTCCTAAATAACCATTACGATTTTTACTTTCATAATAATCATAAATGGCTTTGATGGCCTTTTCTTCCTGTTTTAGATTAGCCATTCCCGTCACCATCCGGCATATTCAAAACGGCATCAATCGTAGTGTTCAGCATATCCCAAAATGCCGCCTGCTGTTCAGGCGAAAGCTTTTTCATCTTATTAAGAGTGGCCTGCGCCTTTGCATCCAGCTCGCTCCCGCCGGGAGCGAGCTTTTCTTTTTGGCTTTCATTGCCAGAAACCAAAGATTCAACGCTTATCTCAAAATAATTTGCAATTTTTTCAAGCGTCTCGTACTTCAATGTCTGCTTTCTACCAGAATTCAAATCGGATAAAGAGCCACGACTTGCACCGGAATCTCTGCACATCGTTGTCACGTTGACCCCGCGCTTTTTGCAGAGGTTTTCGATATTGTTGTACAAGTTTGCCATAATTCCAGACCTCAAATTGTGAGTTGCGCCGAAATTACGCGAACGCTTAAAAAAGTCTTGTATTTTACGCGAAAGCGTATTATACTAAGACCATACCGCGATGGCGTAATACATGATTTCTAGCAATTTCATTATATTACACCTATGCGTAAAAATCAATAGTTTGGAGGTGAAAAAATGACAGAAAAGAAGCCTCTTTGTGAATTTGGCAAGCAAATCGAGATTGCGCTGATTCAAATGGACAAGCGTAATGATTGGTTGATTGAGCAGGTCAAAGAGGACACGGGTAGATATTTCGACCGTTCATATCTGCACAAGGTAAAGACGGGAGAAATCGAGACCCCCGGGATTTTGCAGAGCATCAGCAAAATACTGAACATCAGCACCCATACAACTTAAAAAGGAGGAAGCAAATGCCTGATTTTGAAACATTTCTGCTTGCGCTTGCATCGATTGCGCTCATTGTTGTTGCTTTTGGCTTTTCGTGGGCCGTCATTTCCGGCCTTTGGTGGCTTATCTGCATGCTCATCGGTTGGCAGTTCTCTTTCGGCGTATCAACGGCGATCTGGATTGTGGCGATGCTTCTGAAATGGGTGACAAGCCATGATTAAGCCCGAACCGTGGACTGGCCGTCTGATTGGCCGGATGCACAACAACCAGATTACAGTAGACGACGTAGCAAAGCATCTTGGATTTTCGA